TTTTTTTTTTTGTATTGTTTTGGAATAGCCAATTCTTAAACTAATACACCTAAACTAAAACTAACTACTAGTGGGGTAAGGGAGTTTCTCATGAACCATACCAAAAGGTCGGGCCGTGGACACCCAGGTGGCTTCCTGGGTACTGCGTTGCCGATCCTAGTGAACAGGCACATGGGCAAAAATGCTTAACTGTTACAAATACAACAACTTCCACCTCAGTCGAAGTTGTGTTCCCACTCGTGTTCGAGTACGAACCACGAAGGCACTTTCATTTGAAGCTCACGAAACGGCTCAAAGAGCTGTTCGTAAGTGTGGTAGCCAGAGTGAAAGGCAAGTTGAGCTACGCTCAGAAGCTTTTCAGAGAGGGTGTTAGGCTTGTAGAATGAAAGCATAGTTTGTAAGTTAGTCGTGTCCATTACAGGGCGCCAGATGAAGTTGCGCACGCTGTGCAAGACGAATTTCCTCTTCAGAAATTGACATTCAAGGAGAGTAGAAGTCTCTGGAAAGTCCGGAGCCTTGTTTGCGGTGGTCAGCTTATAGAGCGTGTGCTCGTTAGCTGTTGCGCGAACTCGGTTGAAGTCAAGCACAAAGTCTGAAGCCACAAGGAGATCATCACCGTAGGCTAACACGGCTACATCCTCGGGATGGAAGTTAGAATAAGTCAAGGAAAGTAGGGCTCTTATGATGATGTTATTCATCACAGTGTTCAAGACTGAAGTTGCAGAACACCCTGAAGGAAGGCCTCCCTCGATGAGGTAACGCTTATCCATCCAGGCGTGTTTAGAGGTTGCAAGGGATCTCAAGTAAGGAGCCACAGCAGGAGAGAATCCATTTTCCTTGGTGAAAAAGCACTCAATCAGAAGCTCAAACATGCCAGTTCCATGAGTGGAGTCGAAATTTGAGTAGTCGATGTCGTAACACCAATGCCTCTCCATCAACTCGTGAGCAAACTTGGTCCAGTCCGTGTCAGGGTTACATCCAATTGCCGAACCTAGGGTCGTTCCAGGTGAAGCCTGAAATTTGGAGCAGAATCTACCCAGCAGAACTCTTCCCATTATGACGTGAGCCAAAGATGGGACGTCCACAATGCGAGTTTTTCCTGCTTTGATCTTTTCTTCTGATCTGATTTCGTCCTTCAAGAAGGTTTGAAAAGTGTGTTCCTCATAGTTTCCTTCAACATAGTTATTATACTCAACAGCAAGTGCCGCGGAGATTATTTCACCAGTGTCAAAGTCAACTAGGTCAGTTCTTTGTATTCCTGCAGCGGAATACGGTAAACCAGGTGAAGTTGTTGGGTCCATTGCATCCAAGAAGTCAATTCCCTTTATCGCGTCTTTCAGCGAAAGCGGTCCATTGTCCTTGCCGATGTGGGTGAAAACTTCATTAGCATACCAACGTGCCATCCGGCGGAAGGCTTCAGGGTACACTTTCTGGTTAGCAGAGTGCTTGGAGAAAACCTGTTTGTCAAAGTCCACTTCTGGGTTGAGCCGAACGTCATTCTTAGAAAGAACAGCGGGTCCAGCCGAGGGTTGGAAGATGGGGAAAGCAGGTGATTTTCTTAGTTTAGTTTTTCTGGGTACATGGATAAGAGGTCCATCGGGGAGTTCAGTGAGAAGTCCTTCATCAGAAAGAGGTTCAGGTGGAGGGGGGGCAGAGTTCTTAGCAAAGTAGTCGCGTACCTGTCTAAGATCCTCCTGAGTCACAAAGATAGCTCCGGCAGTTCCACTGTTGCCAGCGGAGTGCATGCCGAGTATCAACTTTCTTCCCTTCACAGTAGCAACCACTGCCGAGCCACAGTAACCTGGGTAGGTCTGGGCCTGGTAGATGAACATTGAGGAGGAGAGGCCTCGAATGATCTCACAAGTTTGAGGTGCCCGAATAATGTGTCCAGAGTAAAAGAGAGTCCCGTTTGAGCAGTTCACACAGGTGACAGGGGTGTTCTTCTGGGGAAAGGGTAAGTCCTTAGTCATGAATTTTGAAAGGTTGTCCTTAAACATCTGTCCTTTAGGTAGCTGTACAACTGTTGCATCTGTGGAGATGCCTTCCTTGTATAGGTCAAGCCAATCACACTCTTCTCGGGTGTATTCAACACCGCGGATTTCAAACTTTGTCCAGTCCTTGTTCCAGGTATGGCTGTTCACCATGAAGCAGCGGCCAAAGAGTAGTATTGCTGATTGGGAAACGGGTTGTTGGGTATTTGGAGGGAAGAAATGGATTGCCACAACGGCGTGACAAGCAAGGTGTCTTTCGAAATCGGGGTTGCCTGGGCCCTGCAGTTGCAATTTCTTGGTAACCACGGGTTTTTTGTTGGCTTTTCCATCGTAGGCCCCCTGGGCCTGCGCTGGCTCTAAAAAAGGCGCCCGTTCGATTTGGGTTTCTTCATCCTCCTTTGGTGGAGTGTCAGGCATTAAATACTCACAGATTGCTGATGTTGTCTTGTATGCACCGTAACATAGGCCGGCTATGCCACCTACGACGAGCACCAAGCTGTAGAACTCCAGTTGTAACTGCTTTGTCTCCTGAATGCCTTGTTTCAGTTCTCTCATTTCCTGAATGATGATGTCTCTTTCCCTTGTTGCCAAGTTCATTTGAAGTAAGAAGTCTTCAAACGACGGGGGGTCGTCTGGAGCCTCAAACACCAGAGCCATCAAGTTTTTCTTGACTGAGGCCTTAACCTTGATGCGTTCTTCAACCATCTGGAAAACCTCATAGAGAGAATACTGTTGTCTGGTCCGTCTGTCAGTGAAGCAAAGTCCTGCTGTGTGCAAAAGCTCACAGTCTTGTCTGAAAGGGCCTACGGCCGGTCCAATGGGCTCCAGAGCAGCTTCGAGGTCCAGTTTGCCATTTATCTGGCAAGTCACTCCAGGTGTCACCTCCAAATCCAGGAAAATCCTGCGCTCAACGGCCATGGGGTCAGCCACGGTCACTGGGGCGAAGGCAGCTAGGTTGGTAGTGGCAATGATCACATTAGAGCAGAAAGGTCTGCCCTTATCTTCCAAGTGTGCCATTGGTGGTATATAGTTGGTCGTGGAGACCATCTGACAGAATGTGGAGAAGTCTTCTCCATCTGGGTTTTGGCCCAGATCATCCATCACCACGGCATACTGCCCAGTGTATCCATCGAGGTGGTCACAGTCTGGAGGAAAGGAATACACACTTTGTTGTCCAGTCATTTGTTTTGAGACAGCTTGTGCAAGGATGTGGGAAGCTACAGACTTCCCCGTGCCGGGTTTGCCCCTGAGGACAACCACGACAGGTTCCATTCTTGGTGTGTTATTGGTTCTTGTGATCATATATTTTGAGGCCAAATTTGCAAGTCCTGTTTTTCCTGTTTCGCTAGCTAAGGTAAATACTTCCTTAACTAGGGCCACTGAAGTTTCTGGGAATGTGTTACTCTCGCCGGATCGATAAGACTGAATCTCATCAACCGCAGCAGCAAAGAGTTTCATTTTGTTGTCCAGAATTTCATGTTTGGTTGCTTCCGGTTTCGCGAACCAGGAGCTAATCCAATTGAACAATTTGGTGATCAAATTGGTAAGCCATTCCAGGTTCTTCAGGAAATTGAAAGTGTGGTTAGCATCCTGCGCTCTCTTGACAAAGCCGTCTCCAGCCTGATCCTCGAGAGGAGTTTCGTCTTTCATTCCGAAGAACGCTTTTGCCTTGGTGAAAGCTGAAGGGGGTTCAGAGAAAAGGCCGTCAGGAATGGGAGGGGGAGGTCCAAGCTTCGGAGTCAAGTAATCAAGGATTTTTGTCTTGAGTCCTTTCATGGAAAGGAAGTCGAGAGCTGCCATAGCAGCAAGTCCAAGGGTTACTGAAGTAGTCGGGTTAAGGATCCAGATCATGGTCGAGATAATGTACTTAATGATCATTACCAGCAGGTCATACCAGAAAGAGGAATCACTGAGCACTCTTTTGACGCTAGCCCACAACCTCTGAATTTCAGAGATTGCGTTCCAGCCTTTTGCCATGGTTTCAATAGGATCTTCTGCCTCCAGGAATGCGAGGAAGGCACATTCCACCTCCGGTTCAATCTTAGGTTCTCTGTCTTTCTTTGGTTTTAGTCTCTTGGTCAATTTTGAAGCTGAATCACGAATTTCTTTGAAGGTTTTCTTGAGTCCCTTAGACTCTTCTTCTGGAAGTTTTGTGATTTCTTCTGAAATATCCTTAAGTGCGGCCTCAACCAAAGATCCTGGGCCTGGGTTCTCTTCAACGTCTCCGCCGAGAAGGATATCCGAATGGTCTTCCATATCATGGAAGTCATCTTCTTCCTCTTCGCCAGAGGCCGGGTAAGAGTCCAGCTCCAGGATGTGAGGGTCTTGGTCAACACTTTCCCTTTTATTCTCAGGTGGTGGTCCTTCTGTAGTGCATGGTCTGAATTTAGAATTCACAGTTCTCAAGGTCATTCTGTACGGCCGAGGCACAAAAGCTCTGAGATTTTTAAATCTAATAAAAACAGACATACGCATGTTTGTTGCGCTGTCTGGACCAGCAGTCACAACAATTGCCCCGAAGTTGTTTGCGGGGCAAATACCATAAGTTCCATCTGAGAAAGCATTCCAGCCATCGTAGTCAATTGCCATGTAAGACAAGGGTGTTGTCATTGGTATGGTGAAACTGACGGGGTTGAAGCCATGGTTAGATGCGGTTGGTTGTGTTGAAAGGAGACCTTTGTATGCAAGCGAAGCATTTGTTTCAGGAATGTATGTAGTTGGAAAGTGAGCACCAGAGGGGAACCAGTGCACATTGTAAACCTGATTGTTCATTCCTTGTTTTGGCACAATTGTAACTTCCAAATCTGCCTTGTAGTAGGTGAAAGGGCAAGCAGCGAGAAAACCGTATGCCTGTCGCGAAAAGTTTCGCCATCCTTCAGTAAAGCGATGCAAGACCTGTTTGAGACCTTTTGCAAAGTGGGGAGTAAGAAGGACAAAGTTTTCTGGGATAATCCCGTCATTTGGCCGGGAGGACATGGGTGCTGGGATTATTGGACCTACATAGAAGGACCTATCATAGAAGAAAGTTACATTGGACTGGGAGAGTTTAGGGGTAGGGATATCGGTGGCAGTAAAGTCAGCAGCAGGGCTCTGCACGTCTGGCTCACCTGCCTCCGCATTTGTGGTTCCTTGATTTAACATTGGGACGACAGGATTGTGTAGGCTAAAGTCAGGACCAAAAGCAAAGGAAACCACAATTTTGGCTGAAGTGGGAGCTCCAACAGGGTAGGTCAGAGGTGTTAGCTGGTAAACAGTTAGCCATCCATCAACATCAAGTTCTGTAGAATTACCATTGTAGGTAAATCTTCTCTCTGATGGTGAAATGAAAGGGATAGTAAACTCGAACGTGGAGTTCAAGCCCACATCCCAAACGGCATAAGTACCGTTTGCAGCATCATCAAGCTGTGTTGGTTCTCCAGCACCAGGGGGAGTGTAGGAGATGAGCAGCTTTAACTTGTGCATGGCAGATCCAGCAAACATGAATCTGTATATAGTAGAGCCTGAATACTGAGTAAAGCAAAGAGCTGTAGCAGCAGCAGCAGTGCGCAGAAGAGCTCTATCAGTGAGAATGACATTGGCTTTGAAAACTTGGTCACCAGAGATGTTGGTAGAGAGAATTTCAAAGTAAGGCTTTGGGGGATCATTAGTCACTGAATAATTTGAGATGAAAGTGGGTATTTGACCGATTTGAACCAAATCCGTGATTTCACCAGGCATGTAATCTGAAGGCCCTTTGCAAAGCCCGTAAGACGGGGTGGTCCTGTCAGGTATTGTTGTCAGAAACATGCTTTGATTTTCTCTGATTGAGGTAGGGACGGGACCTTGTTGTGTAAAGGCCCCATGTCTAAGTCCATTCCATACTGGATTAATAGGACAAAAGCTACCTGTGATTTGAATTTGGGTGGCTGAACCAGTAGTATATTGTAGCGGGGTTAGCACTGCAACAACAAGAGTCCATCCATTGTGTTGGGGTCTGTGTGAAGTTGGACAAACCCCAACGTATGGCACCTCAATGGAAACGGAGGTGCCTGTACGGCAGTTCAGAATTTGGTGGGGGTAAAGTGTCCACTGTTCCTTGGTGTGGGCATACCAGGAGTTGACACCTGTTTCAGAAGTGTTGGTTGCAAACCAATCTTCGTCCCCAGCCGTGTGCCAATTGATAAAATCCTTGCCGTATTTAGCCTGGTCAGAGTGGAATTTTGCAAATTCTGGAGCCATGAAAACCAACAAACTCCCTGAGTGGAATTGGGAGGTGTTGCACTGTACTTGTACCCTCCATCCACATTTCTCGAGAAAGTGGACGTTTTGGGTTGAAGAGTAAAGGTTGTTCATTGCTGCTAGTCTGACTGCGGGTGTGAAAGTGATGAAATCATAACTTTTCTGGGTGGTGGTCCATGTAGCCAAATCCAGTGTGTAGAAGCGTTCATTGCCAGGTTGCGCCTTTGTGGAGGCGTCTGAGCAAGAAACGGGTTCATTTCCAGAGTCATGATGTGAGTAAGCCAATAATCGACCAACGGCTGACTGGGTGTTTATGGCCGAGTTAGAGACTTTTTCTGTTAGGATTCTGTCAGAGAGGTTAGTTGTCTCTTCAGTCTCCTGATCCATCAGTAAGGTTCCAGCCAAAGAACCAGCAGAACTAATGAGGGAACCCAGAGTAGACTCAGGGCCCCCGCCTGTGCCAACGGCTGTGCCAGTTGCGTCGATGGATCCATAATAGTTATTAGCATAGAAGTTGTTGACAATGGTACCTTCATTGTTATTGCCAGATGCTGACGGTTTAGAAGAATTACCACCCTCGTCCTTGAGGTTGTACTTGGGAATGTCAAATGACACCAAAGAAACCACCTTTCCGGTACGAGAAGGTCTTGTGAGTCTTTCCTCAAATTCCTTGTCCAATTCATAGGTAGTACCACAGCCAAAGCTTGATAAATGTAGCCTTTTGCCAGTCTTAGGGGGGACGGGTGGAGGAGAAACATCCTCAGAAGACTTTGGTGAGTAAGAACCAGATTTTGCTGAAAACACACAAGACAGACAGCAAGAGCAAGTTGTATTACCCTTGTTTGTCGCCATCGTGTCTGTAAAACAAAATAGGAAGAGATAGACCACTATCTCGGGGATTCCTCAAACAATTTTTAATCCCTTGCACAGTGTACAGCACTGTAAAGAGACTCCTGATCAGATCCTGCGCGTAAGCTAACAGGGTACCTTCAGGACATTCCTTGGAATCCTACTACAAAGGTGTCAGAAAAACCAACAGTGGTTCATCAGTCATTGTATGTTGAGAAAGGGCAGTGGGGTACTGCCGCCTGTATGGGTGCTATTAACACTTGGCTTTTGGCCCGAGAGGCTCTCGTCGCCGAGAGGGGAGTCCGCTCGCCATACAGGGTCGCTACAGCTTCCTCTAGTACAAAGAAAGAATCCGCAAAGCTTGTTTTCTTGTGCCAATTGTAGCATGCCATGTGCTCCTTTTTCCAGAGACGGAAAGACCGCCAGGCGCACTCTCTAAAGAGAGAAGGGGTGGCACCCTCCCTCCACTAGGATAGGACCCTAGTGGGTAGAAAAAGATTAAGAGAAAATAGTCCTGCTGTCCTACAAGCGTCAAACAGCCGGAGATCTGAGAATAAAAGATAAAGACTTGGTGCAGTCCTCAGTAGAAACACCCTGAAACGACCGCCCGCCATAGTAACGGGTAGACATAATCGGGGGAATCCACCTCATGCTTAAACCAAGCAACGGGTCGACAACCGCTTAACCGCGTGCCGACAACCCCATTGATGACATAATCGGGGAGGACCAACTAATGCTTAGGAACTTACAAGGCGCTCTCAACGCCGCACTTACCGCGTACAAAGATATAAAGGTAAACACAATCTGTGAGGTGAGTAGTGGGTTTCAACCGTGGGTACAGTTTATATCCACTACACAATCCAAGACAGGAATTACCAGTACACCAGTGCAGTTCGCCCAAGTGCGTTGTTAAAAGGGCGGAGTAAATCACCTTGGAACACTTCGTTGTTATCCTGGGCCGGAACATCAATGACGTCTCGACAATTCGCCCTAAGCAGGTGATGACAAAGGTTGGTCAGTTTTGGAACATTTTGGTGTTAAGATTCGGGCCGGAACTACACTGCGCTACCAACGCGTTAGCCCCGTTCCGGGATGTCCTATGAGTCTAATAAACTCGATGTCCATTAGTTTTCAACTGTGAGGTCAGTTGACAACCCTCAATCCTGATCTTACCGGTTGAGTCGGTATCTTCAGTAGAGGAGGCGCGATGTTTGCGCCAAAGAGGAAGAAAAGAGGATTGGGTTGTTTGGTGAAGTTTACGTGCCCACCACACGTGCTTTGTTAACCCAGAGCAACTGGGGAAAGCCGGGTAACCGGGAACACAAGCTGATACTAGTGTCCCCTACGACCTCTGGGGCGGAAACCCCAGAGGGCTGGACCGGGGGCGGGGACCCCCGGCCCGGCTTTCAA